ACCTGAGTGGATGCGTACAGTATCTGCTCTCCCTGAGCGTCACGACCTACGAACAGGTCAGTAACATAATCATCTGGTACTGGTAACTTGGCATCATTAACAGGAGTACCAGCTATAGTAAGCGTGTACCATAACTGTCCTGTACTATCTATTCCCCACAGCCTGTCATCCCAGAAGGCAAGAAACTCAGCATCCGTACTTACATCAGCTACTGTAGTAGCTGAAGAAAAGTAACTAAATCCACTTGCCCCTGTACCCGTATTACGATGGGCAACAACTACGTAGTCTGTCCCTCCCATCCTGACAGTAATAGCATCTGTAGGAGTAGACGGAAAGGAGTAGGCACTACTACTCGATGTTACCCTAGTCCAGTCATCAGATGCTTTAACGTAGTAATACGGAGCTAAGTCCCAGCTTGCGTACATCGTGGTACCAAGCTCGGCAAGCATAGTTATATCACCGCTTATAGCGGTGGAACCACCTGTTATCTCGGTAGTTGTCTGGTTAGCGAGAGCAGGAAGTACAAGGTGATGCCTGTATCGTAACTGGCAGTTAGACCACCACGCCCTATCAGCGTCCGCTGGCCCCTGCATCCTCTCGACACCGATACCTCCACGCCAGTCAGACCAAGAGATTACGGATGAGCGTATCTGGCTGTCCCGTGTAGTGTCACCTATAACTACCTTTGCAGGGTAGATGGAGGCAAGCACGCTTTGAACTGGTCGGACTATGGGATAGTAAGTATTGTTAAGATATATCTCGTTCTTGTCGACTACCTTGTTTGCCATTACTCAACGGACCTACCTGTAATCAGTAAGGGGAACGCCCTCTTTGCCTGTTCAGCAAGGCCAAGCCAAAACGCTGCCTGCTGCCTGTTCTGGTCTGGGTCGGTAGTTGACCCTCCTGAGTTAGCAGCAAAGGCAAGCCCGGTAGCTCTGGCTATTATGTACGAGTCGTCTATCTCTGTTGTCCCTGAGTCAGTCGTGAGTAACGCTGGCTTGTCACCACCAGTTATCTTTAGCATGGCGTACCCTACCTCGAACTTACCATCCTGAGTAATGATAAGGTCTCTTGCGCTACGGTCTATCTTCCATAGATGCTTGGGGAATATCTCCCATACGGCAGTATCACTTTGTACTACTTTTAAGTCATCTAGAAATACAGTACATGCCCCCAAGTCTGTGCCTGTCTGCTTAAATCCTATGGATATAATCGCAGTATCTGTTTCAGGATTAGCTAACTTAACACGGAAGTAGGTCCAGCTATCTGCTGATAATGCTGGAACATCCAGTGATTCCAGTGGGCTGGCGCAACTGGCAGTATCATCCAGTAGTATCTGTAAGTTACCAGATGCGGTATCAACAGTACTTTTAATCCAACCTTCAAGATAATCGTATTTACTTATATCTTTGCTCCCAATAGATTCTGTAACAATCTGGTTAGTTCCAGCAGCAGCAGGGATAATAAACTTGTTACTTCCTGTACCCTGTTTCTTATCCTCAGTATCAACTACAGGAAACAATAAGACACTCGCACCATCAGAATGGGTAGCAGCAGTAGTTCCACCTGCTCCCCTACTAACCGTAAGAGTATTGGAAGAGATGCTACTAATAGTCATCTTTTCTGAATCAACCAGAATCTGCTGGTCTGCTCTTAATGGAGTAGAACTTGCAACGGGAACAGAAGTTGCCGTTGTACTTGTTATAGCTCCATCCAGAGTAGTAGCTACAAGAGTTGAATGCTCATCGAAAGCTGCATTCAAGTTATGTAAGCTGGTAAATGAAACACTACTACGATAGTACAGGTGATTAATAATAGAGACGTTACTTGGAATAGAAAATCTTAATGCCTTACCATCAGCATGTAATGCGACATGGGGAGAGCTAGACATATCAGGATGTTCTATAGGGTCATAAGCCTGTGACGTAGTATCTATGATTGCCTGATTGATGAAGTCATGGATAGCATTGGGATGGTATCCCTGCTCCCATAACTCATACGATTCTCCGCTGCCTATAGCAGAGACTGCTGGAGCTAGGGTTATATCAGTATCACCCTCATCAAAGTCACTTACCCTAGAAAGCACACCATCATTAGGTGAGGCAGTAAACAGGACATGGTATCCAATCCAGTTGTCGTCACCACCAATAAGGGTGTTGTCTATCAGGGATGTGGTGTCACCGCTACCTGAAGTAGACGATACATATACAGCCCCAAGATTATATCCAATGGACTGTCGTAACTGTTTACGGGTTCTCCCCTGTACAGGCATGGGCTAGCCTCATGATTTGGCATTCACCTTAGACTTCAGGGACTCGTTCTCCTTCTTAAGAGACTCTATCTCCTCGTTACGAGAAGCAAGAATCCTGTTAAGAAGATTAATCTGAGCCGTCTGAGCAGCCTGCGGATGAGCCTGAAATGCTGCGTTTATATCTTCGGGTGTTAACCCGAACTCTTGATTGCCTGCCCCATTCTGTTCGACCATTTATACACCTCGGTAATAGATTCTGTTGTTTGTACTCTCTCGCCTCTTGAGAGCGTACTCCCGAAACTCTTTTAACTGCTTACCTATTTCCTTTCTCTGCGCCACTGTAGGCTTCTTCTTTGAGTCCTTAACACGGCACTCAATTAAGAAGGTCTCCAGAGCCTGAGCTGCCATATCCTCAATGTGCGCCTGAGAAATATCTGGGTCTGCAGGTATCTTAACCACCTGTGACCTACCTGTCACGGGGTCATGGAACTGGAACGTATGCACAACAATGGACACCCCGGTCTCACCGTTGTAGCCAGTGTCTTCACCGCCTACATACGTGGAGCCTTGAGGTGTCCAAAGTTCTAAAGGCTGCATTACCTAATGTTTGTCATTATAAGTGCGTATTCTCCGTCAACTCCAGTTGAGTTGCCCATGTACGCAACTATGGTTCCTTCTCCGTCATCATCAGAATCCAGAACCTCAACTCCACCATCACGAGTATTTTTAGATGCAACTAAAGCTACTCCCTCGTCAGGAGTACCTGTAATAAGTGCAAGAGTTGGACCTCCAACACAAATCCAGCCGTAAGAGCCTGAAGCTATATCAACACATGACCAACCAAGAGGGGCACCTTCTATTCCGTTGTAATCATAAATCTCAACTGCACTGTACGGATTAGCAGTTAGTCCACATTGGATGGCTGAAGCACCACTAGAAATTGCTGCGTGAAAACCATCTTCTTCATCTATAGTAATTACCGCCCCAGCAGCACTGCTCACAGCAGTATTACCTTTGATTCTGTACATATGACCTTCTTCTCCAATGTCATTGAAGATAAGCCATCCGTCTTTGTACTGGTCTTTAGTAAGAGTTAAAGAAGTTGAAAGAGTCATTGTAGTATCACCAGCAGATATGTCTGCCGATGTAGTTAAGTCAAGGTCATCGGCAGTATCGCCAACCTGTTGCATAACAAGTAGCCCAGCAGTTACTGCTTCACCAGTTTTAACGTACATAAAATCTCTTTCGCCAATCTGCATACGAGTACCTACTTTCTGTTTTTGGGCAGTAGTAGTTACTTTTTCCCATCCATATTTTCCCATTATTGTTTGTGGAAAAGACATATCTAACCTCCTTAAAGGTTACTTATTACAGGGCTAACCCCTGCGACCAACCGTTAATTATTTAGAGAATCCTGAGAGCCACGGTCAATCGTTACAACTCTCAGGACTCTATTATACATCTGGGTGCTGTGCCCGTTTATGGAAAGTCAGCTTGGAAGATACTCCTGCGCTGTTCTTGGCCTCTGCCTCAAAGCCACAAGCATCACAGAACCCTTTAGCCGTTGTCGGCTCCATGCTCTTCCAGTCAGTCTCTCTACACCACCGACACTCACACCCTTCATTGGGCTTCCATGTGAACAAACCTATCTGAGCCTTCCGCTTAATGTAATCAGGATTACCGGGAACATTAGATACTGATGTACCCACTGCATCCTGTAAGGCACCATCCACATTATATGAAGGAGTGTGTCGGTACAGGGTAGTCTTGGGTTGCCATTCGTCTATATACGACATGGAATAGCCCAGACCTGCCAGTTCCTGTTTCAGCTTATTTCGCTCAGTTATGTTCGTTACCACGTACTACTCCTAGTTAGCAGTAGACAAAGCAGATATATCAAATTTAACACCTGCGCCACGGGTATCATCAAGTTCAAATACACCGTAGTCAGCAGTCATTACAACTTCTGTAGCCCTGAGAGAAGCATCTCTCTGTCTCTCTGTCCGTGTATCCACGCTCGTAAGCGTAGCCATAGCGGACTTGTCAGCTATAACTCCAATACCATCATTACCACTGTCTTCTGTAATATTACCGTCCTCAAATATAGGGACGTTATTCATGGGCCTCAACCCACTCCAGAAGTTTGAAAGCAAGTCTGCAGACCATCCCTCTGGAACAGAGTTAGAACCAGCAGATGCTACAACCGCAGTTTCTTTAGATAGATATGCCACCGCATTAGGATGGTGGAGTATGTAGAGCTGGCTACCAAACTTATTGGCCTTGGCATAGGCAATAATGCCCTGCAGGTTAGAGGCTTTCATGTATGTTGGCCCCGTACCACCAAGAAGAGTGCCCTCATTAAGGTTCGTATAGAGAGCAAGAATATCTCCGTCTTTCTTTCGTGCCATGCCATCACCAAGCTGTCTTCCTATGATGGAGAAGACATTAGGTGCGGACTGCCTGACGAGCTTATCGGTGAGGATAACCTTCGCACCAACTTCTGCTGCGGTAAGGTCAACGGTTGTCATCCCGATTTCTTCCTCGTCTACTATGTCCTGACCATCTACTAGGTCACTCATCGTCATCGTCCCAACCTTGGGAACGGTTACCTGCTTGGCTCCCTTGGGCAGCTTAAACTGCTCAGTGAGTGCTACGGCAGGAGCATTATGCTCTTCTGTGTACCGGGCCGAACTAATGATTATGCGCTGGGCATTTTCAAGATTGCCCGTTGTTGCTGTCTGTGCCATGACAGACCTCCTTAATTACTTGGGTTTATCCTAGCCCAGCAGCCCTTCGTGCTGCTGATTGTGCTTGAGCAGACCTGTCACCTTGATTGTATCTCTCAAGCCATCTATCCTCATCGGTGGAAGCAGCCGGAGAACTTTGACTATCGTCAAAACTCTGCGACGGAACTCGTTCAGCCTTCAGCGTAGCGAGTTCATTTTCAAGGTCTCTTCGAGCCTTGATGTCTTTTGCAGCGTCTTCCATGCTCTGAGGGTTATCATACTGCTTTAATCTGGCAAGGTCAGTCATCTTCAGGTCGTATTTCGTAGCGAAATGTTCCGCTGCGTTAGACTGACCCTGAATGTACTGTAACTCTTGCTGGTGATTCTGTTGTGTCTGAAACGCCTGATTCTGCTGTGCCATCCAAGATTGCGTCATCTGCTGCGCTTGGTCTGGTAAGTAGCCCTGTTGTTCCAGATTATGCTGTACCTGTGCAGCCTGTTGCTGCCACTGTGCCTGCAACTGACCCTGCTGGTACTGCTGGTTCTGTTGCTCTACCGTTTGTAACCTTCTCTGCAGCTCATCCATATCAGGGGATGGCTCTGGAGCAGGCTCCTGTACGGGAGGAGCTTCGGCAACAGGAGCAACAGGTGTATCAGAAGCCTCTGCTGGTGTATCAGGAGCCTCAGATACAGGAGTATCTACATCAGGTGATGTATCAGTATCCTCAAAGGTATTAACCCCTTCAAATTCAGAGGTGATATCCGTAGTTGAATCACCCGTTTCCGGGGCTGGTGCCTGTGTTGTATCTGGTTGTTCTGCCTGATTAACCATAATTACCTCGACTTAAAATAACCTTAGTATACCCTACTGTCAACGGGTTCCCGATGGTTGATGTGGCATATATCCACCTTCACCAGTTCGATACATCCTATTATGATAACGCTTTCCTATATCAGTTACAGGCTGATAGAAATCTCCGTACCAGAAAACAAGGGCCATATCCAGATAGGGATAACCTTCTGTCTGGGCACTCTGGATAACATGCTGTTTTCTTAAATCAGACCTTCTTTTAACAAGGGTTTGAATCTGCCTGTCAGAATCGTACATCTGCTGCTTTCTACCCCTGTCAAAACTAAGGTACTCGTTCCACTTCTGGGCTATCTGGGGCATGGTTTGCGTTGCATTAGGTGCCAGCTGGTTAATGTCTCTTCCTATGTCCCAGTATGGCCCCATTAATGCTCTGGACTCGTCGTATGCTTTTTCCCGTGGAGTATCGTTAGCACTTAAGGCACGCATAAAATCGGCATGGGTTGTATCTCTGGCAGCTTCAGAAGATACCCGTATATTTTCTACGTACTCTCTTCTTGCCTCAAAGAAATTACTCCATTCTATATTGTCAGGGTCATCGCTTACGGGTTCGATAGCGTAGTACCCGGCAAGCAGTAAATCCACACCTACCCTCATATCCTCCATCTTGCCTGCTGCGGTATAAAGAGAATCGTAATACGCATCTCTTACTTCAGGTGACTGATTCTGTATTGACCGATGGTAAATCTTTGATATGGCTAGCTCTGCGCCTTCAAACTTAGCCCATTTTTCTGACTTCTTTGCACGCCATTCACTAGGAGATAAAACATTTGTCCTAGCTCCCCTTGTCCAGTTCTCCAGCTTGTTATCGTTCTCTACCTGTTCTATGGTAAGAGCTTGTCTTACACGACTGGTAGTCCTTCCTGCATTTCTTACATCTTCTTCAGATACCTGACCACCAAAGAGCCGTTCAGTCTCTGCACGTGCTGTCTCACGTAATCCTCCCCCTCTGGCAGGGGCAAAGGAATTAAGCATCGCATCCCAGAAAGGAATCTCCTTACGGGGCATACGTAACTCACGGTCAAACTCTTCGTATTCTTCTTCTGTTAAAGCAGTACGAAACTCATTACGGGATACCCTGTCCATCTCACGATAGTCAGCAACCTTCTGTTCCATCGGACGGTCATTGAGTTTCCAGAGGTCATCTATAATGTGCATCACAGAATCGGCACCAGAGGTTACCAGACGACCAGCCCCACCAAAGAAACTCTCATATAGATGGTTAACCCTCTGAGGACTTCCTATTATATTGTCCACAAACTCCGGCATAGGTATATTTTCTGAAGCATACTCTCCCAGCCCTGCCATCCTACGTGCAGTTTCTGATGTAGTCGGAATATACTGCTCTTCAAGTTCCCTGCCTTCTAAATCAGGGTCTACGATAGGTGCCCGTCTCCATGTGTCATATCCAAATATCTCTTCACCAAAAGATTTAAGTATTTCTGGTGATGGAATATCACTGATAGGAGATGTGCTTTTGAACACTTCTATAGCCAACTGTTCTTTATCAAAAGGAACCTCTTCATCTGTAATCTCATCCAGTAAAGTTATATTCTGCATTAACATATTCCATTCCCGTAACTTATGAGGAATGACTATGTATCTTGGAGTAGGACGATTTGTTCGTGGGTCTAATATGTAGTCTCCATTCTCATCCCTTTCTGCATGAAGCATAAAAATCATGGCGTTATACCTGATGTACTTTGGGACATCATAGAAAAGAGGAATATCGTTATACTTCTCACGCTTATTCCAGTGATTTAATATGGTCCAGTAAGTCATCATCGCCATAGATATGCGGAATGCAGCAGCCATAGGTCCACCAGTAGCCACATCCATGTATTTAGATGTAACGCCCTTCGGTGTACCTCTTATTCCTTCGGGAAGCCACCGACTGCTAGGTACATAGTTTTTAACCTGCTCACTTATCGAACCCCATTCAAACTGTGGGCCACCACGTACTGGATTACGGACAGGCCGTATCTCTGGATGTAGATTAATCCCTAAAGCTCGCCACGGTAACTTGAAACCTTCCGCAGCAGCATTTAGAAATAAGAAATAGTTATTAAAATACCTAACTTGGTCACCGCCACGACCAAAGTTAATCGTTGCCTCTATACCATTATGTGCTGAATGTCTTCCTTCGGAAGAATCAGCAAGCCCAAACCCACGTGACTGTGGATTGTCGATAACACTGCCATCCACATCAAATCGTGGCACCCAGCTATCCAGCATTTCCCTCTGGAAATCCTCACGGGACAGATTCATTAACCTATCGTATTCCTGTTTTCCTATCAGCTTCTTAAGGGATTTCTCAAATACCTTTAATCGTGGAGCCTGCTCGATAGCCTCACCAGTAGCAGGTATTGCACG